TAGCAGCGGATAGTTTACAAGCCTATGTAAACGCGGGAAAGCTTGCGGGAGTCGAGCAAGGAACAATTGATAAAGGGTTAAGGCGTCTTGCTCAATCAATGCGTGAAGCTGATCAGGGCGTTGCTACATATGCAGATGCTTATAAGGCTTTAGGAGTAACAGTTAGAGATTCAGATGGCAATTTAAAAGAATCAGAAGTTGTTTTAGGTCAATTGGCTGACCGTTTTAGAGATATGCCAAACGGGGCGACAAAGGCAGCATTAGCAATGGAAATATTTGGTCGATCAGGGGCGCAATTAATACCAATGTTGAATGAAGGCGGCGATGCTTTGGAACGATGGAATTATGAAACGAGTGAAGGTTTTGCAGCGAACGCGGAATATTTCAATGACCAATTAACAATGCTTGGTTTTGGCTTTGATGGATTTAGGAAACAATTAGCAGATGAACTATTGCCGGCTTTAAATTCTATTGTTGAAGCATTTCAGGATTTGTTTGATAGTAAGAATGATTGGCAAGGATTATTTGAAGCAATAAGTATTAGCGTTAGAACTTTAGCTTTTGGTTTGATGTCAACGGCAGTAGCCTTAGAAGAGGTTGGAAATTATTTAGCCAGATTAAAAAGAAGATTTGGAAGAATGTTTAAAGGGGAATCAATGGATGATCCGGGTGGAGATTATGCAAAAGGGGTAATGGATAGATGGAAAAGAAATCAGGAAATATTTAAGAAAATTACTGTTGGAGAATCAGGAGCCGGTGATGCTTATGGCTTTAATAAAGGAACAAAAGACGCTAAAGAATTTGGGGAGCAATTAGATAAAACTTTTGGAACACAAATGCAATCGAAATTAGATAGCTTTAAAGAGGGAATCAAGTCCGTTGGTGAATCAATGGCTGATGTAGTCATAAAAGGAATCAAAGGTATGGAAGACGCTTTAGTAAATTTTGTAATGACTGGAAAACTTTCATTTAGAGATTTAGCAAACAGCATTATTAAAGACATGATTCGTATACAAATACAGCAATCAATAACAGGCCCGTTAAGCAGCTTTATTGGTGGTTTGTTTAGCGGTGGTAATACAACAAATAGTTTTACAGGGCCACCAACTCCAAAAATGGCTAGAGCAATGGGTGGGCCAGTTAGTGCCGGGCAGAGTTATTTAGTTGGTGAGCGTGGAATGGAAATATTCACACCAAAAACAAGCGGCAACATAACCCCGAATCATCAACTAGGCGGGAATACTTCTGTTGTTGTTAATGTCGATGCCTCTGGTACTGATGTTCAAGGTAATGACCAACAAGCAAATCAACTAGGTCGATTAATTTCAATTGCTGTTCAGTCTGAGCTAATTAAGCAAAGACGCCCCGGAGGCTTACTTACCGCATAATGGCAACTTTCTCTTATACCCCTGATTTTTCAGCCGCACAAACAAGTAGACCCCGTACGAGGGTTTCACAATTAGGCGACGGTTACAGACAAGCCGTTTCTTTTGGATTACATACCGATTTAAAAAGTTGGAGTCTTAAATTTGCTAAACGTACAGATTCAGACGTAGCAGCAATTAATTCTTTCTTAGAAGATAAAAAGGGCGTTACTTCTTTTGATTGGACACCACCCACTACGGGAGCGAATCAAAGTAAGTTCATTTGCGAGGAATGGAATATTACTATGGATGCGTATAACCTAAATACATTAAGCGCAACATTTAAAGAGGTGGCGGAACCATGAGCATAGTAACCAGAGCCGGGAAAGGTTCAGCCCTAACGCATACAGAAATGGATGCCAACCTTGGTTATTTAGTGCCTGCGGGTTTTGTGATGGCGTATGCGCATGAAACGATTCCTAGTGGTTGGATTGAATGTGATGGCCGAGCGATTAGCCGTACAACTTACTTGGATTTATTTAATGCTATTTCTACGCATTACGGCACAGGTGATGGTAGCTCGACGTTTAATATTCCAGATTTAAGAGGGCAATTTATAAGGGGTTGGGATCATGGCGCAGGTACAGACCCAGATGCAGCATCAAGAACAAACAGGGGAGACAGTACAGTTGGCGATAACGTAGGTACTAAACAGGCTGATAATTATAAAAATCATCAACATCAATTCGGCGGTGATGATCAAGTTCAATCACAAGGCGGTTATACCTCTTTGGCGACTTTCTCTTATGATGCTACGTCTGGGACTTCGGGCAGTGGACAACATATGAGAACAAAAAATGATTCAGAAAATACAGGTACAACAGAAACAAGACCTAAAAATATTCAAATGCCTTGGTGTATTAAGACTTAAATAATGTCTTCTTATATTCTTACCGGATATTTTACCCCTGATACTTATGTAGGGACTGACACGGGAACGCCTGCAATCGAAGAACCAACAGAATATGAAGGCACAGTAACCGCGGGTACAACAACAACAGTTACGACAAGTAATCCAAATGTGAATGATGTTGATGTTGTAGGAACTACCGAAGTTATTATTATCCATCCAGACGGAACGGCGGAAACTGCAACAGTAACGGCAATATCTAATTCAACAATTACAATCGGTGGAATTTTTACAACAACACCAACGACAAATGATTCTGTTGTTTTAAAGGTTTATACATCTGCGGCAATAATTAGCTCTTTACAAACCGCATCGCCTAGCGCAGTTATTGAATTATTTGAAATTCATTTAATACAAGCAATACACGGACAAGAAAATATTTGGCGTTTTCATTCTGGAAGTAGTCTTAATGCTAATGGTGAAATTTATTGGAGAACTAACGCTTATACAAGATTTCCGATACAGGCCGATGGCTTTAGCTATGAATCAAAGCAGATGCCAAGACCAACTCTGCAGGTGTCAAATATCTTCGGAACGATAACAAGCTTAATGCAAACGGTGAACGGTACAACGGCTAACAACGATTTATGTGGCGCTAAATTTTACAGAATTAGAACACTTGCAAAATACCTTGATGCAAATAATTTTTTAGGTGGTGTTAATCCTTTTGGAACGCCCGACCCTAATGCAGAATTTCCAAGAGAAATATTTACGATAACGAGAAAGATTTCAGAAAATAGAGATATGGTCACGTTTGAATTAGCTTCTGCTCTTGATTTGGCTAATTGCAAGATACCGAAAAGAGTTTGCACAAGGGTTTTATTCCCTGCTCTTGGTACGTTGAAATGAGTTGGAAAGAAGCAGCGTTTAAGCACGCAAAAAAAGAATTGCCGAAGGAATCTTGCGGATTGGTGGCGATTATTAAAGGGAAAGAAACTTATTGGCCTTGTGAAAATTTGGCAGAAAAGCCGGGTGATTATTTTGTTTTAAATCCTGATGATTGGGCTGATTGTGAAGACACCGGGGAAATTATAAGTCTGATTCATTCACACCCGATAGGCGGAGTAAAAGCAAGTGAAAACGATCTAGTTAGTTGTGAACATTTGGGTTTACCGTGGCATATTATCGACCCGAACACAAAGGCAATCAATAGTTTTAAACCAACGGGATATAAACCAAATAAATTAATTGGTCGTCGTTGGATTTGGGGTGTTCAAGATTGTTGGACTTTGATTGATGATTGGTTTCGGATAGAAAAGGGAATTGTATTTAAAAGATGGCCTAGACCTAAAACACTTAAAGAATTTATTGATAATCCATATTTTGAAAGAGTGTTAACAGAATCAGGATTTATGGAATTAAAAGAAGAAGAAGAATTGCAATATGGCGACGTCTTATTGGCAAATGACAATCTTGATCACGTTGCTCTATATATTGGAAATCAGGAAATACTGCATCACTGCATAAGAAAGCTATCTTGTAGAGAGTTATATGACGAAGATCTAATAAAATTAACTAAGAAGAGGTACCGACATGTTGAAGCGAATTAAAGTTTATGGACGACTTGCAAGGTTCTTAGGGTTTCGTACTTTTTTGGCTGATGTTAATAGTGCAGGTGAGGCAATGCGGTTCTTGCTTGCTAATTGGCCTGAATTAGAAAAACATATCAGCGGACAAGTTTATAAAGTAAAAGTTGGTGAATATGACATTGGAGAAGATGAGTTAAACGATCCTAGTGGTTGCCAAGACATCAAAATCATTCCAGTAGCAACAGGTTCAAGAAGTTTTTTTGAATCTACGTTTGGAAAGTTTGTTATGGCGGCGGCATTCATCGCAGCGCCTTATTTAGCACCGGGGTTAATTGGTGCGGGTGCGGCGGCTGGTTCGTTAGGTGCAGCAATTGGCGCAGCATCAACAAGTATTGGTATTTCTTTTGCTTTAAGTGGTGCGTCACAATTATTATTTCCGCCGCCAGCTCCACCCAATATTGCAAGCATTAATAACCCATCTAATCAGAATTTTGCTTTTAGTGGAATACAACAAGTATCACGGGTTGGTACTGCTTTACCTTTAGCGTTTGGTCAAGTGTTTTGCGGTTCAATTGTTGTTTCAGCAGGTGTTGACACCGTACAAGTTGAGGGCCAAGCATGAGCGACCCATTTTTAACCCCCTTAGATCGAGGCGTTAGCAATGCAACGCAACCAAGCGACACGTTAAGCAGTAAGCAATTTGCAACTTTTATCGACGTCTTATCAGAAGGTGAAATTGAAGGTTTCCCCAGTGCTATCGCTCATGGCTATACAAGAGGAACAGCGAATTACACCCGCGCAGCATTAAAAGATGTTTTTTTAAATGGTACTTCTGTTTTAAGACAAAACGCAGACCCGGCAAATGTTGCAGAGGGTGATTATAACTTTCAAAATGTAACCTTTGACCCCAGATTTGGAGAGAACCCGCAAACATATATTTCTGGCATACCTGATCAAGAAACTGTTAAAGGTGTTGGTGTTGTAGTTACAACTAGCGCCCCTGTAATTAGATCAATTACGAATCAAAATGTAACTGCAATTCGTGTCACTGTTGCTTTCCCTGTCCTCCAAAAATACGAAGATGACGGAAATATTACGGGTTCTTCTGTTCAATTAAAAATATCTTTGGAATATACAGGCGGCAGCAATTCAGGCGGTTATGCGTTGATTATTGATAATACTGTGACGGGTAAAACCTCAAGCTTATATCAAAGAGATTACAGGATAAATTTTGACGCAACTAATACAGATTGGACAACAATCAATGTAAAAGTCGAACGAGTTACCGCAGATAGTACTGATGCAAAATTAGTCGATGCTTTCCAGTTCCAAGGATATACAGAATTAATTGATACACAAAGACCGTATAACGGTATTGCCCATTCTGGTATTCGTTTTGATGCAGAACAATTTCCGCAAGTACCTCAAAGAATGTTCAGGATTAAAGGGATTAAGGTGCCAATACCTGCGAATGGAACAGTAAACGCAACTACGGGAGCTATTAGTTACGCAGGCGCATGGAATGGAACGTTTAAAACTAATCCCGAATGGACCTCAGATCCTTGTTGGCTGTTACATGAATTATTAGTTAATACAACTTTTGGACTAGGTGACCATATAACCGCAAGTCAACTCGACAAATGGGCGTTTTATGCTGCCTCTAGTTATGCGTCAACAAGCGTATCTAATGGAGAGGGTGCATTTGAACCTCGTTTTAGTTGTAACGCTTACATACAAACTCAAGAGCAAGCTTATGACTTGATAAACAACCTCTGTTCTGTTATGCGCGTCATGCCATATTGGAGTACGGGAAGTTTAACAATTTCACAAGACAAGGCGGCTGACCCTGCTTATTTATTTACCCTCGCAAATGTATTAGAAGGTGGATTTAGTTATAGCGGTAGTGATATAAAAAGCCGTCATACAATTGTTAATGTTTCTTATTTCAATAATGATTCACAAGATATGGATTGGGAGACTGTAGAAGATACAACATTAAGTGCAAAATATGGCCAAATTTCAAAAGATATTAAAGCGTTTGGATGTACTTCAAGGGGGCAAGCTGCAAGGATGGGTAGGGCTATTTTATACGCGGATAATTATCAAGTTGAAACCGTAAGTTTCCAAACAAGTTTAGCCGCTGGAATTATATGTAGACCGGGGCAAGTAATAGAAGTCGCTGATCCTGTTAAGGCTGGAGTTAGACGCGGCGGACAGATAAAAACAGCAACAACAACACAAATTACGGTTGATGATACGGCGGCAACAGATTTACCAACAACAGGCAACCCAACCCTTTCGGTGATACTTCCAAATGGAACGGTAGAGAGTAAAACAGTTAGCGGAATATCAGGCGCAGTAATTACAGTTTCTAGTGCTTATTCTTCGGCGCCTAATCCTAACTCTGTTTGGGTTTTACAAAATGATTCAGTAAAAACAACTCAATGGCGAGTTATTAATGTCACAGAACAAGAAGGCTCTATTTATACCGTTACAGGTTTAACTTATTCAGATTCAAAATATACATATATCGAAGACGGTTCAACCTTACCTGAAAGGCCCATATCTGTATTAAATGAAATTCCTAATTCTCCTAGTGGTCTTGTTGCTAATGAAGTCTTATATGAGAGTAATGGCTTAGCACTTGCAAAAATTAATATCAGTTGGAACGCAGAACCTAGAGTTTCGCAATACGAGGTTCAATGGACAAAAGGAAGTGCTAATGATAATTGGAGAACAGAAAGGATCACTAGACCCGACTTTGAAATTTTAGATACTTCAGCGGGTACATATCAAGTTAGGGTATTCTCTTTGAGTGCAATTCTTCAGTCGTCAACAAATCCATCAACTCTTAGCATTACGGCATTCGGTAAAACGGCCCCCCCTGCGGATGTATCAGGCGCATATCTAAACGTATTAAATAGTCAAAGTGCTGAGCTTGCATGGACACAACACCCTGATTTAGATGTAAAACTAGGCGGCTCAATATTAATCAGGCATACGCCACGTACAAGCGGCGCAACATGGGCCAACTCAACAACTCTTGTACCTGCGGCGGCTGGTAGTCAAACAAGGAAAGTCGTTCCCTTCTTGGCTGGTAGTTATTTATTAAAAGCAAAAGATGATACTGGTAATGAGTCTTCAGATGTTGCAAGAATTGTTCAAACAGCGCAAGCAGAAGCCGAACAAAGAAACGTTGTAAGAGTCACGGGAAGCCCTGCGGCTGATACTTCTTTAACCTTTGAAGAATCTTCTACTACTCCGAAGTTTCAAGGTAATTTAACCAATATGTTGTATAGCGCCGAACGTGATGCGCTGATTCTTGCTAATGGTGTAGATATAGATTCAATTACAGATAATATTGATGATTGGACTTCGATTGATGCTTTAGGCGGTGTGAAGGCGTCGGGTGAATATACGTTTGGTGGTGCTTTAGAGCTTGGTGGCGTGTTTGATGTGAATTTAAGATCAAAATTTACAACGCTTGCCTTTAACCCCGGCAACTTTTGGGATGATTTACCTTTGATTGATTCACTTGCAACGATTGATGACGTGATTGGTGACCCTGACGCAGATTTATTATTTAGATATAGCGCTGACGCAAGTTCACCCACTTACAGTGATTGGATAATATTTAATTCTAATTTGATTAGAGCAAGACACGTACAATTTAAGGTCGTTGCTACGTCGGGAGATCAAAGGGAAAATATTGCAATTGATCAATTAGGCGTGACTGCCCTATTGCAGCAACATAATGAGAGTGCGGGGCCTTTAACATCTGGTACTACCACTTACACAGCAACGTTCCCAAATGCGTTCTATGCAGTGCCACAGGTAAATATAACGGCTTTAGATATGGGTACAGGTGACTACGTCGCAATAACAAACGTGACTAGGACTAATTTTCAAGTATTATTCAAGAATAGCAGCGGGTCTAATGTGAGCCGCCAATTCCATTACTCCGCCAACGGCACAGGTAAAGAGGTTACTTAAATGGCTCAACATGATTATGTAATTGCTAACCAATCAGGTTCAGCGTTTAGGGCGGATTTAAATAACGCATTAGCGGCAAGCGTAAGCACAAATAGCGGCTCGTCAGCGCCTTCTTCTACTACGGCCTATATGTTATGGGCCGATACTACAAACAATTTAATTAAGCTTAGAAACTCAGCTAATAACGCTTGGATTACTTTATTTACAACGGCTGGCGGACTTGATGTTGATGCTGCGTCAAACTTTAATGAGGATGTAACTTTTACGGGGGCTAATTTTAATGTTGTTTGGGATAAAAGCGATAGCTCCTTTGAATTTGCAGATAATGCTAAGGCTTTATTTGGGAGTTCAGGACAACTAGAAATTTACTATAATGGAAGCGGGGCGTACATTGAAAACACAGGAACAGGATCACTTAATTTATATGGTGATGATGTAGGTATTTTAAATAAAGCAAGGGATGCATGGAAAGCTAACTTTATAACTGGCGGGGCTTGTAAATTCTATTGGGCAGGCGGTATACGATCAGAGACAACTGATTATGGACTAAAAATAACGGGTAACAGTAATGATCCTGCGTCTGCTAATTGGGATACAAATTCTTCAATAGTCACTGGTGGTACATATGGCGGTGGTATTGCAATGGTTGATGGGTCTGCTGGATTTGTTCAATATTTATCAGGTAGTGGAGCTGATTGGTGGTTAAAAAGTGGTGCAGATGATGCCACACCAGATACAAATATAAAAGCAACACATAACGGCTCCGTAATTCTCTATTATGACAACAATCCGAGGATTTCGAGTCAAAGTTTTGGCGTTCAATTAGAAGCAACTCCAAGGGTTGACTTGAATAGTACTGGAAACAGTGTTGAATTAAAATTCAATGGAAATAGTGGAACACATAGAGGTTCTATTTATGCAGATAATGGTAATACGATTGGATTCGTAAGAGCAGGTTCAGGTGCATGGGCAGCAAGATGGCATAGTGATGGTAAACAGACTGCTCATGGACATATAGTTCCTAATGCAAATGATACTTATGATTTAGGTTCATCAAGTGTGAGATGGTCAACTATTTATTCCAATAATGCTTTAAATACTTCTGATAGGAATGTAAAGAATACAATCGTAGAATCTGATTTAGGTCTTGATTTTGTTAAGCAATTAAAACCTGTTTCATATAAGTGGAATAAAGATGATGGTAAAACTCATTATGGTTTGATTGCTCAAGATATAGAAGAAACAGTACTAACTGAAGGTAAAAAAATAACTGATTTTGGCTTTATAGATAAACCTGAAGAAGGTCAGATGAGTCTTTCTTATAGTGAACTTATTTCACCTTTAATCAAAGCAGTACAAGACCTATCAGCTAAAGTTGAAGCATTAGAGGCTAAGTAAATGTCAACACCTCAAGAGGAACTAATAGAAGTAAAAACTAGGCTTGATTCTAATATTGCTAAAGTTCAAGAAATACAATCAAAAATTAAAAAACTACAAGAAGAAGGGCAGGCATTAACTCAACCAATCATTGAAGATCAAGGTGCTTTGAAAGTGCTTGAAAAGTTAATTGGTGAACCTGCCACCTAAAACTATTAAACTATTTACAAAAGGTTTTTAAACAATGGCTTACAGCTACACATGGGAAATTAATGAAAGTAATATGATTTCTGACGTTTCCGACGGTTTTATTAAGACTATCGTGTTTAGAGTGAAGGGCATGGACGGAAACACAGAAAAAGCAAGGCGCACAGGTGAAATTGAATTGACAAAGCCCGAATCTTTGCCAAGTGATTTTGTTGCTTTTAATAGCGTGACCAAAGCAAAAAGCTTGGAATGGGTAAAGGCAGCATTGGGAGCAACAGAAGTTACAGCAATAGAAAACGCCTTAAAAGCCCAAATTGATTTAATTAATACGCCGACTGAAAAAGTTGGTGCTCCTTGGTCTTAATGAACCTGTCTTGCTAGGTCTATTTGTTGCTGATTTTGCTGTTTAATTAATATCCCTGTCATTAGATACGCAGGCAATAAAGCCACTGTTGAAAAAGCTATAACCATAATCATTATTGGCGCGGCCTTTAATATGGCTTCTTTCCATATATCGTCAAACATGTTTTTATTTTGATTTTAGTTTAATATCTAGGCGTAGCAACGTTTAAAGCTATGAAAAAAGTTATTAATGTCCTTGTTATTGCTAACACGGTCTTTATAGTGGGAGTGCTAGCAGGTGGCGCGGGTCTTTATTTCTACGCTAAGAACCCAACCAACCAAGCCAAAGCAAAAGCTTATTTGACAAATCAAATTACAAAGCTAATACCTGTTCCTGA